GGTAAAGCTTGCGGTAGGAAGAAAGGCGAGAAGAGGGGCACGCCTTATTGCAGGCCTAGCAAACGTGTTTCTAAGGAAACACCTAAGACGTCCGGAGAGTTAACATCGTCTGAGAAAAGGTCTAGGATTGCTCAGAAGAAACGTTTGGGGCAACCTGCTGGTAAACCTCGTAGGGTAAAATCGGTAAAACGCGCTAACCGTGGCGGAATGATGAAAGTGAGGGTCTTTTAATGGCTAAGAGCAGAATGGTTAACCAGATGTCTGAGCAGATGGATGTCTCTAAAAAGGAAGCAGGTGGTCTTATGAAAAAGGCAAAGAGTATGAATGATGCCGAAGGCATGAACATGGGTGGCATGAAGCGCCGGCCAATGCCTGCCCCAGGAATGGGCGGTTATGAAATGAATATGGCTGACGGCGGAATGGCTCGTATCAAGGGCGCTCCTCCCATTCAAGTGAAGGGCCTTACTTATAACGATAACAGTGGAAAGGGGACTTTCTGATGCCTGATGGAGGAGCAACCTATAAGACTCGTAAAGCCGCAGAAAAAGCTGCTGAAGAGAAGGCCGGAAAAGTTATTGAAGTTGAAGGTGGTTTTGCCGTGGTTGCAGCTGATCCGGCGCCCATTGGAGATTATTTTGAAAAGCCTCCGGAAACGGGGCGCAACATGGGCGGCATGATGCAGGATATGCCCGGTTACATGGGCGGCGGCATGATGGACGAAACTCTTGGCTACACACGCGGCGGCATGAAAGAAGAGAAGCGCGGCCCTATCAAGTATTCCAAGGGCGGTGCCATTAAAGGCCGAGATTTTAAAGGCAGCTTTTAAGAATGGCTGACCCAACGACGTTTGCATATACCTTATTAAGGGCTATACAAAGTCGCATAGAATTAACCCAGGACTCAATCCTCCATGGGAGCCCGAAAGACATGGAGTCTTACAAACATCTCGTGGGAGAATTACAGGGATTAGAGTTCGCAGAACGGGAGATCAAGGATCTCCTGCAATCCACGGAGGAAGAATGACCAAAACTTTATACGTTCCAGACCACGTACTAGAGTCCCAGAAAGCCCCGAAAGCCGAATCGTCTGCATACATAGATAAAAGTGAGAAAGTGCTCGACCCCTCTCTTGTAAGTAAGAACCTTAAAGAGAGACTGCCGCAGCCCACAGGCTGGCGTTTACTTGTGATGCCTTACATGGGCAAAGCTGCCACCGAAGGTGGTATCCTTATTCCTGATGCAGTTAGAGATCGTGAAGCGTTGGCGACAGTTGTTGCCTACGTTCTAAAGGTAGGTCCTCTGGCTTATCAGGATTCGTCTAAATTTGGTGACGATGAAGATCGCAATTGGTGCAACGAGGGCGATTGGGTGTGTATTGGAAGATACGCAGGATCCCGATTTAAGATTGAGGGGGGCGAGGTCCGCGTCATTAACGATGATGAGGTCATTGCCACAATTCTAGAGCCCGACGACATTAAACACGTTTAGAAAGAAGAAATTAACCATGGAGAAAAGCCATGCCTACTGAGTCTGATATTGATGTTGGAGATTCCGAAGAGAATTCGGTTGATGTAAATGTTTCCGAAGAGTCGGAGGAAAAACCGGCTGAAGGAGTAAGCGTACAGCCGGAAACGGATGACGAACTAGATGAATACAGTTCTGGTGTTAAGAGCCGTATCAACGAATTAACCAAAAAATATCGTGAAGAAGAGCGTCAGAAGCAGACAGCTGTTCAGTTTGCTGAGAACGTTCGTAAAGAGAACGAGTCCCTCAAACAGCGTATGGAATCCTTGGACAGGGGTTACATGGAGCAGTTCGACGGACGAGTAACTTCCGAGATTGAGTCCGCTAAACGTATTCTTAAAGAAGCCCACGAAACGGGTGATGTTGATGCGATTGTTAACGCTCAAGAGTCTTTAGCGGATCTAACGGTTCAAAAGACCAACTCTAGAGTTGCTAGAGAGAAACCCGAAGGGCAGGAAATATCCCAAGCAGAAGCTCCGGCAGCTGCCCCGGCTCCGGCCCCGGCCCCAGACCCAAAAGCAGAGAGATGGGCGCAAGACAACGATTGGTTCGGTCAAGACGAAGTTATGACATATGGTGCTTTTGGCATCCATCGTCGCATGGTGGAAGATGAGGGGTTTGACCCATCTTCTGATGAATACTACACTGAACTTGATAGTAGACTTAGAAACGAGTTTCCAAACAAGTTTGATTCTAAGGCTAGATCGACCGGGGGAAGAAAAGTTGCGTCGGCTGAATCTTCCGCATCCCGCAAAAAGAGTGGACGGAAAACTGTGCGGTTAACCCCATCTCAGGTAGCTATAGCTAAGAAGCTTAACGTGCCTCTTGATGAATATGCAAAATACGTGAAGTGAGGGAATAGCCATGAATACTGAGAACACATCTCGCCAAAAGTCTACAAGAACGCCGAGAGCCAACCAAAATCGTGCAGGGCAAGCACGCAGGCAACCTTGGAAGCCCCCGTCCATGTTGGACGCACCACCCGCTCCAGATGGTTACAAGCATCGATGGATCAGGTCCGAAGTAATGGGTTTTGATGACCGCAAAAACGTAGCAGCACGATCTCGAGAGGGATGGGAACTGGTACGTGGTGAAGAATACCCTGACTTTGAGGTCCCGACCGTTGAAGATGGTAAACATGCTGGTGTAATAGGCGTAGGTGGTCTTTTACTTGCAAGGATTCCTCTTGAGATTGTTGAAGAACGCGACGAACATTTTCGTGGCATGACACGCAATCAAATGGCCGCTGTTGATAACGACTTAGCTCGTGAGCAGCATCCGGCAATGCCTATCAATAATCCTGATAGGCAATCTCGTGTAACTTTTGGAGGTCCTCAAAACGAGGACTAGGAGATAGAAAATGGCTAACAGTAATGGAAGCTTTGGTCTTCGTCCCATCTCTAAGCTAGGTGGCGGAACCAATTCCACTGGCCTTACGGGATATACTCCTTACGAAATCGCTAACGGTAACACTGACAAAATTTACCATGGGCAATTGGTTATTCCTCTTGCTTCAGGGTTTATCGATCACACGGCTAACGCTGCCGGTGGTACAGTCAGTCATCTGGGCGTATTTCAGGGATGTGAGTATGTCTCTAGTGTCACTGGAAAAACTACGTTTAGTAACTACTGGCCTGGATCCGGAGCGGATAGTAACCACCCCGTAAAGGCCTTTATCAACGATGACCCAAATCAGTTGTATTTAATTGCATCTGATGCGTCTCTGACAAGTAAGGCAAATGCGCGTGCAAGTGTCTTCCTGAACGCGAATCTTTCTACGGGCATCACGGGAACTGACGCTACTGGCGTTTCTTTGGGTCGTCTGGCTGTTAGTACGCTGGCAACTACCAATTCGTTGGCGCTTCGCGTCATGGGTTGGCAGGAAGATCCTGAGAACGAGGATTTTGCAGCTGCTGGCGTTGGCGTAATTGTTAGGTTGAATAACTCGTTTAATGCACCTACTGGGTCCATTGCTTCGGGTACACCTTCAACCACTGGCGTATAGGAGAGGATTGAAAAATGGCTATTAGTAGAGCCCAACTAGCGAAAGAGCTAGAGCCCGGTCTCAACGCCCTTTTTGGCCTTGAGTATGCCCGGTATGATGATGAGTCTTCGGAAATCTATGACACTGAATCTTCAGAGCGTGCCTTTGAAGAAGAAGTAATGCTTTCAGGCTTTGGGTCAGCACCCGTTAAGCAAGAAGGTTCAGCGATTACCTTTGACGATGCCCAAGAAGCGTATACGGCACGGTACACGCATGAGACTATCGCGCTTGCTTTCTCCATTACGGAAGAAGCAATCGAGGATAATCTTTATGATCGCCTTGCCTCTCGCTATACGAAAGCTTTGGCACGCAGCATGGCCAACACCAAACAGGTGAAGGGTGCAGCTACGCTGAACAACGCTTTTGATAGCACGTTCGCTGGCGGCGATGGTAAGGAGCTTTGCGCTACTGACCATCCCCTGGTGAATAATGGTTCGCTTCGTAATGAGCCCAGCACTGATGCTGACCTGAACGAAACCAGCCTTGAGAATGCTCTTATTGACATTGCAGCTTTTGTTGATGAGCGCGGCCTTAAAGTCTCGGTTCGTGGACAGAAGTTGATTATCCCTCCCGCACTTCAGTTTGTGGCGGATCGTCTTCTTGAGTCTACTCTTCGCCCAGGTTCTGCGGACAACGATGTTAACGCAATGCGTAACATGGGTATGCTCCCGCAGGGTTATGTTGTTAACCACTATCTGACGGACACGGATGCATTTTTCATTAAGACGGATGCTCCTCGCGGTTTCGTTCACTTTGAGCGTATGCCGATGTCTACGAAGATGGAGGGCGACTTTGATACAGGCAATGTTCGGTTCAAAGCCCGTGAGCGTTACAGCTACGGTTACTCTGATCCTCGTTGCGTGTACGGATCCAAAGGCGCATAAGACTAGGGGGAGGGGAAACTCTCCCCCAACTTATTTCTGGGAATCATAGCCCTAGCGACTGTCCCAGCAGACGCTTACAAAGACTCTAGGGCACACTCTTGTAAGGAGAACCCAAATGGCTAATACGACTTTTAACGGTCCCGTCCGTTCCCAAAACGGCTTTCAACAGATTACAACAAATGCCACTACTGGAACGGTAACGCAGAAGCAGTTTGAGCTTCAGACAGTTGCCACTTCTGGGATCAACAATGTTGTTGATACGAATGGTTTTTCAGGAACGGCGACTGCTGCCGGTGCCAATAACGCTAGTTTGGATACTGGTGCTACCATTTTTGGTATTACCCCTAATGCTCATGGTTCTGGTATTCCAGACGCAGCCATCAACACTTTTGTAAATAAGGTTGGTGGAACCATTGTAACTTCAATCCTCATTGACCTTCATGGTGGCTTTGATGGTTCTGGAACGGTTGATAGAATTATTGGTAATGGCACGGATGCAAACGCTTACATTGCAGAGCTTACTAAAGAAGTTAATGGTATTCCTATTCTTCTTGAGTTTGGTTGCGTAGAAGTACCAACTGGTGGTGACCCAGACATTAACTTGGTTATTTCTGCTACAGGAACTACTGCTTCTGGTGCTGCGGTTTCGGCATCAACTGTAATGATGAACAACGGTGACTTGACTCTAGGTTACTATAACGCTGTTGATTCTGGTGCTATTATGGCCGCCTTGTCTAAGAAGTTCGTGTACCTCACTCAAGGTGCTGTAACAGACGCTGCGTATACAGCGGGTAAAATTTGGATTCGTATTACTGGTATGAATGTTGATTTTGATAATGGCTGACGGTTTAGGCAGGGAGTTATTCTCCCTGCCTTTTACTTACGTAGGAGAATCCAGATATGGCTGATGCTGTAACGGTTACCACAGTTGAAGACGGCCCTAAAAGAGCGATCTTTTATCTCACGAACACTAGTGACGGAAACGGCGAAGCTGCGGTTACTAAAATAGATGTTTCTGCTCTTTCTTCGCTGCAAGATGGAACATCTTGCACGAAAGTTCGTATTGAAAAGATAACTTTCGCCAATGTGGGTATGGGAGTAAAACTTCTTTGGGATGCGACTACGGATGTTATCGCAGCGCAACTTCCCGCAGATTATTCGGACACCTTGGATTATTCAGACATGAGCGGTCTTCCTAATGTTGCAGCCGCTGGCGGCAATACAGGAGACATTCAACTTACTACGGTAGGACACACAGCCGGGGACACGTACTCGATTGTTCTACACTGCTTGAAGCAGTACTAAGTGCTATGTCTGATAATCTTGACAGAAAGAATGAGCTAGAGCTTGTCAAGATACAGGGGGATATAAAGCTCCTCTCGGAGAGGATACATATCATAAAGACGAATGATCTTCATCACGTTCAGAAGTCTCTTGACCTCATTACCAGGATTCTGTGGGGTGTAGGTATTTTGATACTAGGTCAACTAGCTGTTGGTGTACGGTTGGCTCTTTTTGGATAGGAATTAATTATGGCAACTTCTGGTTCGGTTGATTTTAACCTAGACATGGCCGAGATAACCGAAGAGGCCTTTGAACGTTGTGGTCTAGAGTTCAGAACAGGGTATGACGCTAAGACAGCGCGTCGATCTTTAAACCTTTTATTCGCAGAGTGGGCAAATAGAGGTCTTAATTTATGGACTGTTGAAGAGATCACGCAGTCCCTTGCTCAATACTCTACGAGCTCTTCCGTAGCCACATATCCTCTGGGAGTAATAACGGCTACGGTTGGGTCTTCAACAAATCTTCTTGTCGGAAGAACCATAACCGGATCAGCTAGCGGAACAACGGCTCAAGTTATATCAAAGCCTAGTTCTACTACCATAACAATCACTATTCCATCTGGCTCATTCACTGCCGGAGAGACCATTACAAGCGCAGCAAGCGATGAGTCTGGCGTTTCTACAACTATCTCGGCTGATCCCAGTTTAGCTGATGTGCAGGCTACGGTTGACATTCTCGAGGCTGTGGTACGACGAAGCGGATCTGATATAGGAATTAGTAGAATAAGCAGAGGCGATTACATAGATACGCCTGACAAAACCACACAGGGTCGTCCATCTCAATTTTATATTGACCGTCAGATCACTCCTAGAATTAGCCTTTGGCCGTCTCCGGAAAACTCCACGGATCAGTTAATTTATTATCGGGTGAAAAGAATCCAAGACGCCGATGCTGGTGTAAACAATCCGGATATTCCTTTTCGTTTTCTACCGTGCTTAACAGCTGGGTTATCCTACTATCTTGCTATCAAAAGGTCTCCGGACAGAATCCAATTTTTGAAAGCTATTTATGATGAGGAGTTTCAAAGAGCCGCGTCAGAGGATAGCGAAAGAACAGGTCTTCGTTTGGTTCCCAGCTTCTCGTCGTTAAGTATCTAAAATGTCTCGATACGCTTCAGGAAAATATGCAAAAGGAGTATCCGACCGTTCCGGTAGAGCATACCCTCTTCGGCGTATGCTTATAGAATGGAATGGAATGCTCGTAGGACCTGACGAGTATGAATCGAAACAGCCTCAACTAGCGCCAAAGAGAGTTAGGGCGGATCCAGAAGCTTTGCGTGTGAGCCGGCCAGCAAGAACAGAACCGGAGGTGGCTGCTGTTCTACCTCTAAACGCCTTTAGATCTGGGTCCAGCGGATCGGCAATTATAACCGTTAATGAACCAGGCCATGGAAGGTCTACAGGAGACACAGTTAGATTTAGATCCGTTGAAGCCTTTGATGGGTTTACAGAAGCCGTTATAGAATCTGCTAGTGGATATTCCATAACCGTTCCGACTGACAGCGACGGTGACCCCGACGCTGATTTCTATACATTTTCCGCCTCAAGCGGAACAGCAACCGTTGGAAATTTAAGTGGCGGAGGAGGAGTTTCTTCTGCTGGTCCCGTAACCCTACCCGCGTTGCCTGTCGTTGATTTGGGTAATGGATACATAACCTAGCGGAGAACTCTAGATGGCATACACATTTACCACGCTAAAAACAGCGATACAGGATTACGTTCAAAGCACTGAGACGACATTCGTGAGTCAGTTGCCTCGATTCATTCTTAACTCAGAAGAACGTATTCTAAAAGAGTGCCAGCTTGATGTTTTTAGGAAAAACTCGCAGGGCGTTACATCTTCTGGAAATCAGTATCTTTCTAAACCTACCGATTTTTTGTCTCAGAACTCTCTTAGTATTATCAATTCCTCAAACAAAGAGTTTCTTCTTTATAAACAGGTAACGTCTTTACAAGACTACACTCCAAACCCTGCTACTACAGGAACTCCTATTTATTACGCGGATTGGAATGAAGATACGTTTTTATTGGCTCCTACGCCCGATAGTAACTATTCGGTAGAACTTCATTATTTTTATCGGCCTACCTCTATTACAACTAGTGCTGACGGAACAAGCTGGCTAGGAACCAACGCGGAACTAGCACTCTTGTACGGTAGTTTGGTGGAAGCCTACACATTTATGAAAGGTGAAGCGGATATATTGCAGCTTTACAACGCAAGATTTCAAGAAGCCTTGCAATGGCTCAAGAATCTGGGCGAGGGTCTCCAGACTAGAGACCAGTATAGATATGACCGCGTTAGGAGGGACGTTGCTTAATGTTAGATAGTGAAAGTCATACGGCGATACCAGACGCTTTGGTGTTTACGACAACTGATAGAGGACATTCTCCCGAAGAAATGGCTGAAATGGCTATGAACAAGATCATGGTTGTGTCTAATGACGCTCCTCCGGTTATACGGGATCAAGCGATAGCACATAGAGATAAGTTGAAGGAAATTCTTATTTTTTATATGAATAGGATGGCCCAGAGCGAACGAACCACAATTTGGGCTTTGATGAAGAAGCAAGGTCAAGATGACTTGGCTGAAATTATAAGGAGACTATAAAATGGCTGTTGGATCATCCGCAATGTGCGGAACTTTCAAAAGAGAAATACTTGCCGGGATACATTTTTTGACCGCTCACACGAGAACGGGATCTAGTGCTATTTCAGCGGACACCTTTAAGGTTGCTATGTTTACCAATAGTTCGTCCATCGACGCGGACACTACTGGCTACACAACCAGCAATGAGGTTTCTGGCACAAATTACTCCGCTGGGGGAGCCGCTCTTGGCAGTGTGACCATTGGACTTGGGGATAACAGTAGTTCTGTTCCTACGGCTTTTGTTGATTTTGCTGATACGACATTTTCTTCGTCCACCATCAGCGATGCGCGAGGCGCTTTGATCTATAACAGCACGTTAGGCACTGCTGGAACAGGCTCTACTACAAATCACGCGGCAGATCCTGCTGTAGCAGTAATTAACTTTGGCGGAGACAAGTCGTCCAGTGCGGGTGACTTTACGATTCAGTATCCGGCAAACGACGCTAATAATGCGATAATCAGGATTGCCTAGTGGCGTTAATTACTGGCTGGAATAGAAGCACCTGGAACGCTGGAGCGTGGAATAGTCCTATTCCCGTTGAGGCTACCGGTGTTTCTGCGGCCAGTGCGGTTGACTCGGTTACTATAAGTCTTCCGGTTAGTGTTAGTGTCACAGGCGTTTCTGCCGCTGGTGGAGTAGGGTCACCCTCTCTTGTAACAAACTCTATTCTAACGGTCACGGGCGTATCTGCTGCTGGTGGAGTAGGGTCAGTTACTACTTCCGGAAAGGCTGTAGTAGCGGTCACGGGCGTATCTGCTGCTGGTGGGGTAGGGTCAGTTACTACTTCCGGAAAGGCTGTAGTAGCGGTCACGGGCGTATCTGCCGCTAGCGGAATAGGGTCACCCACCCTTGTAACAAACTCTATTCTATCGGTTACCGGCGTTTCTGCGGTTAGTGGAATAGGGTCAGTTACTACTTCTGGAAAGGCTGTAGTAACGGCAAGTGGGGTTTCTGCGGCTAGTGAGATTGGCTCAGTTACTCTGGGAGTTGTGGTTAGTGTCACAGGTGTTTCTGCTGCTAGTGGGGTAGGGTCAGCTACTACTTCTGGAAAGGCTGTAGTAACGGTTACGGGAGTTTCCGCAGCCAGCGGAATAGGGTCTGCTACAATAAGTCTTCCCACTAGTGTTAGTGTCACAGGCGTTTCTGCGGCTAGTGGGCTAGGGTCTGTTACGGTAATCGTACCCGTAGCACAAAGTGTCACAGGCGTTTCTGCGGCTAGTGGAGTAGGTTCACCCTCTCTTGTAACAAACGCTATTCTACCGGTTACGGGCGTTTCCGCAGCCAGCGGAATAGGGTCGGTAAATCTTCCGGTTACTGTAAGCGTTACGGGGGTATCAGCAGCTAGTGGAGTAGGATCAGTTACTACTTCTGGGAAGGCTGTAGTAACGGTTACGGGCGTATCTGCTGCCAGTGAAGTTGGTTCGGTTACTACTTCTGGGGGGATTAGCGTTAGTGTTACTGGAGTTTCTGCGGCTAGTGCAGTAGGATTACCTACTCTTGTAGCAAACGCTGTCCTATCGGTTGCAGGCGTTTCTGCATCCAGTTTGGTTGGCTCGGTTACGGTAGATCTTCCAACTGTATTTAGTGTTACTGGAGTTTCTGCGGCTAGTGAAGTTGGTTCTGTCCAAACTAACTTTGCATTCACCGTTGAGGGAGTTTCTGCCAAAGGTCTTGTAAGCAATCCAAACATATGGACTATTATAGACACCTCGCAAACTTCAAGATTCTTAGAAATAGACGCAGATCAAACGCCTGATTGGACGGAAATAGCGGCATAGGAATAGTATTATGGCATCATCATACACAACAAGTTTTGGTATCGAAAAGATAGGCTCCGGAGAACAATCCGGAGCTTGGGGAGATACCACGAATCACAACATAGATATTCTGGACCGCATTGCCTCCTATAAAGCAGTGGGGCTTTCTGGATCTACCCATACACTGACTGTTCGAGAAGCTTCTCCTGGTTCAGGCACCGAAAATCTTCAGGACGGCATGTACCGTGTTATAAAGTTTACGGGGGCTCTTGGAGCGAACAACACGGTTACGGTAGCCCCAAATACAACGTCCGCTTTCTTCATAATCATAAACGCCACCACAGATTCTGGATCTAGCGGACCCTATTCCGTAATTCTGACGCAGGGTTCCGGTGCAAATATAACCGTAGCCAACGGAAAGTCGGCGGTTGTCTATATGGATGGCGCGGGTTCCGGTGCGGCAGTTGTAAATGCGCTATCGGACTTGCAAATTGCCACGTTAACCGCGTCCGGAGACGTTACCGCAAGCGGTACGCTCAATGCTTTGGGGGATACCGCAGCCAGCGACAAGGCTGCAATAGGTTATACTTCTGCCGAAGGGCTTATCCTTACTGGGCAAGGTTCGACCAATGACGTTACGATTAAAAACGATGCCGACGCCGATGTCTTGGAGATTCCTACTGGAGGCACAGATGTCACGGTAGTAGGAAACGTTTCGGCGGGGGGTAACTTAATTGCTACAGGTACTGTCGAACCAGCGGGGGATACTTCTGCCGGAGACAACGCAGCTATAGGTTACACGGCTGCTCTAGGCCTTATCTTAACGGGACAAGGCTCGACCAATGACGTTACGATTGTTAACGATGCTGATGCAACGGTTTTATCCGTT